TGAGCGCCGCATGGCCCAGTACCATGAAGCTGTTGAGCTTGGCCGCTTGTTTGGTGGCTTGCCCGTAAGCGTCACGCCGCACCAAGTGACTAATGGACACAACACCACCTTCACACGTTGCTTCTATTACCTCGCAGGTAAATTTACTCCGCTTCAAGTCATACTAGCAGCAATGGATACTTTGGCCCAAGAAAAAGAAAGCGCCTAATAAACATGGGGGCCATGCGCCCCCACAAACCGGGAGAAACGTAATGATACCAACTGCGCAAGACTGGGCGATCCTCGCCACATGGATGTCACTCTGCGGGCTGTTGATCGCCTGCACCGTGACCGCTAATGTAACTGATGAAACAATGCGCCCAAAGGCGCGACCAACACACTGGGAGGCCACACATGGCTAACAACTACTCACGCTCCGACATCCTCGACATGGCGAGCGAATGTATCACGAAAGACCGGGCTGCGACGCACGGCGACATGGAGGAAAACTTCTCGACGATTGCGGCTTATTGGAGCATCCACTTGGGGGTCGAGGTGACCGCCGTAGATTGCGCAATTATGTGCGGGCAGATAAAGCTCGCGCGCCTAAAAAGCAACACCTCCCACGCCGACAACTGGGTGGATCTGGTTGGATACGCCGCCTGCGGCGGTGAGCTGGCCGCTGAGCGCACGGAGGGCTCGACATGAACCCCGGCTGGGAAGACATCATACCGACGCTTGTGGCGTGCGCTGAGTGCCACGGCGAGGGAACTGTTGAGGAGGGGTACGCATACCCTCACAACGCAGGTCGAGACATCGGCGAAATCATTATGGAGACCGTATCGTGTCCAGAGTGCGGAGGCATGGGCGAGATCCCGCCGCCAGAGGAAGAGGAGGAAGACGAATGAAGTATGACCCGGAGGCGCTGACGCGTCACGTCATTGCCTGCGCGGAGCAGGGCATGTCTCAGGCCGACGTGGCAGACTTGCTGCGCGTGTCGCGCTCAACGATCCACCGCATCACTAGTAAGTTAAACATTAAACTGGAAAGGAAGCCCCGTGAGTACGGACCAAACTCAGATCATTATCGGACGCCTCGAGCGGATAACGAGCATCATGCTGGCGGAGCAGAAGACGGCGATGCGGCCAAACCTGAAGCAGAGGCTCGAGGAATTCCAAGCCCTATTAGACGCACTCAGGCGCGCGACCAACGTGAAGCCGCAGAGCGACTGAAGGCAAGGCTGGAGGGCGTCACAGATAAGCATGAACGGTACGAGATCACATACGGCCACTGCGTTTGGGAATACGAGCAGGCCATGTATCGAGCGGGTAAACGTGACCTGCTGCCGTCTGGCCCGCGTAGGCCACTGACAACCTCCCCGTCAATGCTGGTGGCCGCTGAGAAAAGCAAACAGCACAGCATCGAGCAAGGCAACCGCCTGTTCGCGCTGATACCGTATGACCAGCGCGTGACCGCCTCAGAGGCCGCAGAGCTTCTGGGCGAGAGCGTACCGCGCACATCAAACTATCTTAAAAAGATGTGGGAGGCTGACAAGATATACCGCGTGCGCGACTTGGTCGAGGTTCCGGGTTGCACTAAACGTCAGTGGCGCTGGGTGTTCAGTAAGCAGCCAATCAAGGCGCTGGCCAACTACTTCGAGGATGACGTGTGATGGATGACAAGGAAATTGAACGCATGATAAACGCGGCAGGGTTTATCGGAGCTGTCTTTGGTTTTTTTAGTGGGGCCGTCTTGATGGCCTTAGCCTTTACTATATTCTAGTAATCGTGTGGGTGGCATGATGTTGGCACATTCGATAACGCAAAACCAATAAACGGTTATTGTTGAGCCACCCACTCAGACTTTCTACGCAAGCCGACACATGGGCGCCAGAGATTATTTGAAGCTGTCCAGAGTTTTTTGCATCGACTGGCTTTCGTTTAGAAATTCCGCCTCCGACACATACGTTGTCGTCTTGAGGATTTCGTCGCCACGGCGAAAGACTACAGCGTCCAGATCCACCGCGACAAAGGCGTAAACGTCTGACCTTTTCCCGATCTTCTTAACTGTGTGGAATTTATATCTCTGTTGTATTCCATGCGTCTTGCTTGCGCTTTTTACTTGCAATGTGAGCGTGCGCGTGGCCGTCTGTATATACGCATCATGGTCTTTGATCTGACACAAGGTGCAGAGATACCCGGCAAGAGAAAGGCGGGCGAGTGCCAAATGCTCGCCCGCTCTGCCTACCGCCGCGCTGGCCTTCTGATCTTGGACGCGCACTTAGCTAAGTTGACTAGGTCAACAGCCAAGTGTGGATTTTGCGCGTCTGGTTGATGCGATCCTCCAGCCCGTGATACCCGCCATTCACCTTTCGCGTTATGCGCTTGATGACATCATTACCAACGCCGTCGTCCGCAATAGCGAATAGGCCGTTCTTCTGGAAGAACCATAGGGCCGTCTCAAACGCATACTCGTCAGCCAGTTTAGACGGGTACTCAAGCACCTCCGGCAAGCTCATGTCCGACGCAAAAGCCTTGACGTTTGACTTGCCGGTTAGCTGCAAGAAGCCTTTTCCAGAAAATGCAAAACCGTCACCACTTGCCTCGTCGCCATTGCCCATGCGGCTTGAGTAAACCTTGTTTGCCAACCCCTGCGGGTTCTTGGCATACGGCTCGGCGCTTTCAACTGTGGGGAAGCGCGACGGCCAGACGGCTTGGATGCGCTCAGGGGTTGAGTAGTACAGACCCTCAGTCGTGCGCTTAAAACCGCCGCTCTCGTGATGAGACTGGCCAAGCAAATGCGCGCCGCGGTCGGGCGACAGGTCGTAATGCTTGGCGATTGCTCTGGCCGTATTCGGGCCAAACGCGCCATCGGCTGAAACCCCAATCTTGGATTGGAGAAGTTTCATTGCTTCACTCATTTTTTAGCCTTTTTCTTAGCTGGCTTCTTAGCCGTCTTGGCAGCCTTTTTGAATGCACTGGCCGTTGGCGCTCCTTTAGTGCCGGGTTTGCGCATTTTTTCCTTACTTCCGGCTTTGATGCGCGCGCGCTTTTTTGCGATGTTTTTATAGAGAGACATACCTGCACTCCTTACGCCATTTTGATTTTTACGCTCTTCTTGCACGCGCCGGCGGCTGTGCATAATGATTTTGACTTGCATGCGGGGCAGGGTTTGAAGCCTGATTTGTTACCGTATTTCATGTTATGACCTCTTCGATTTTGTGCCGGCACATTTCCAGCGTTTGCGTGACAAGTTTAGCGGACTGTTAGGATCTTTGGCCGCCTTCGGAAATTTCTTTTTCTGCGCTGCGGATCGTGCGCAGTATGCGTCGCCCTTCTTAGTGCCGGCCTTGACCCGCGGTCCGCCGCCCTTCGCCTTGCCGGCTTGGCCGTAGCTGACCTTCTTGCCGGACGCCGTGACCTTGACGCGGGCCTTGCCCTTCGCCGGTGTAGATTTGCTCATGCGCCTTCTCCTAATTTGAAGCAATATGGCTTGACCAAAAAGCCTTTTTCAGCCAACTCCATTGCGAAGTTCATCGCGTCAGCTTGGCACTCGGCCTCGCTATACCATATATTCTTTGAGTTTGCGATCACCGTGCAAGACTTCGCGTTTAGCGTCTGGCATATCAAGATGGCCGCGAGAAACATTACTTCTTTAACCCCTTCACTGTGCGTATGCCGAAGCTCGCCGCAATGCTTGCATACATTGCCCACTGGAACCACTGCGGCGCAGCGTCCAGATTAGCAAAGCCCTGTGCCATGTAGGGCTGTATACCCGGTATGAAGCTGCCTAAGACTATGAAAATAAAGCATAATGTCCACGCCTCATCCTTCCAAGAATTATTACTGGCCTCGATAGCAGCTTGCTCCCAGCTAATCTCGCCAGTGGCGATTTTCATCTTGGTCTCAGCCTCAGCTTTTTTAACGGCAGTCTTGCCGTCAATGTAACTTGCCGCAAGGCCGCCGAGTGATCCGATTATCTGACCTATCATTTCTCATGCCCTAACCATACTGCGAAAGCGCCTGTCATCGCGCCAGTCACAACGCTTACCAGCGCTGACTGCTGCGTTGTGGGATCGCTTAGCGTCATAAACCACTCCACCACGCGCCACGCTGACACTGACATCATTATCATCATAAGTCGCGGCAGCAGCTTCCAAGCCAGCACGCGCTCCATTGCTATTGTCATTTTTGGCCTCCTGTAATCTTAAAGCATTGCAGATATTCGTTATTTTTAGTTACTAAAACAGCCGCCTTGCGCAGCTCATCGGAGCATTCTTTCTCGCTGCCATACTGGCCCACTTCAAAGTGGATCACCTGCGCCGTTAGTTGGAACCATAAAAGTAGATACATCACATCACCATTTCCCGTGTTTCACGCCCAAGAAAAACAAGATAGCGATCAACGAGCCAAACCCAGCAAGCAAAAGCGCCGTTCCGACTGCCAAACTTATGCACTTGTCAATAAATTCTTGCTTCTTATACACCAGCTCTTGTTGGCGTTTACGTTGCTCGCCCTCGATTTTTACTATTGCTTTCCAAGCACTTGGCCCGTAATGCCATGAAATATGGTTTCTCAAATCCTCTCGATATTCTGCAAGACGTTGTTTTTGTGACCAAATTTCCAAGGCGTTGGCCTCATTGTCGCTGAACATTTTGTACAGTGGCGGCTTCTGTGACTTCTTTTCTAAGAAGTCTAAGTCAGATGCTGCTTTGGCAAATTGCGACACAGTGGCAGACATTTCGTGGACACTTTTGCCAAAATCCACGGCCTTCTTGATACCCTTATACGCTGCGCTGGCGGCGGCTATGCAAGTGACCGGGTCCATATCACCGCTCCATCAACCTATCAATTTTCTCTTCGAGCCGGTCAAACTTATTCATAATCTGAGATAAAACCTCGGAGCTGTCTGACTTCGTGACATACTCCTTGGCCATCTCCTCGCGGGTTCGGTTGAGCAGGATGCGCAGGCGATCTAGCTCTTCGCGCTGCGTCTTCAGCCACCAGCCAATGCCAGCGATTACAACTCCAAAAAGTATATTCAAGATTGCGTCGACTTCCATGGTTGGCTCCAAAAGGTTCCCGGCCATATTAACACGGCGGCGACAGAAAAGAAATATCTCGGCAACACCTTGACCCCTGCTGCCATTCTGTTAACACTGGGCAAACAAATGGAGGGGATACCTGTGAAACATGAGTTAAAACAAATCGGGCCGCGCATCCGCGCCGATATAGCGCAAATGCTCAAAGAGCAGTGTGCAAGTCAACGCGTCAGCGCCTCGCTGACGATAGAGCGACTGATCGTCGATCATCTCAAAAAGGGTGGGTATGTTGTCGAAGATTACGATCGGTATTGATCCCGGCTACCGCACCGGCGGCGTCGCATTACTAGGCGACGGCTTCGCTGAGGTGCA